GTGGAGCGGATAACAAAAGAGGCTTTTCAAAAACAGTGGAAAAAAGCTGAACAGGTTGACTGGAGCTCTACCGGATATGACGCAAACAATGACTCGTGGGTTGCAAAAGATGATTTGTTGATCGCGGAGTGGTGGACTCGTGATGAAGATTACAAAGGCATTGTACAGCTTAGTGACGGAACAATACTTGATGAGGAGACGTATCTATCCAACAAAGAGATAATTTCTGCTATAGGGTTAACTGTAACGAGAGATCGCAAAGTAAAGTCTCATAAAGTAACGCAGCGCATTATAACCGGCGCAGAAATACTGGAGACAAACGTCTGGGCTGGATCAATAATCCCCATTTGTCCGGTTTATGGTCAGGAAGCAAATATTGAAGGAAAACGGTACTGGAAAGGGATAGTTAGAGACATGAAAGACCCTTGCAGGTCATACAATGTCGCAAGGTCAACTACGGTCGAGGTTCTTCTTCAATCCCCTAAAACTCCGTTCATCGGGCCTGTTGGAGCTTTTAACAGTGACAAGCAAAAGTGGCAGCTTGCTAACGTAAACGCATTCCCATACATCCAGTATGACGGTCAAGTGCCACCAGAAAGACAGCCATACGCAGGCCCTCCTGCAGGGTTGATTCAAGAGGCGATGCAAAGCGCTGCCGATATTCAGGCAGTGACAGGACTCTTCGACGCTTCGATGGGCGCGCCTGGAAACGAAACATCCGGAGTTGCTATCACTGGAAGGCAGCGCGAAGGAGACACTGCGACGTTTAATTATATCGACAATGTCAGCCGCGCCATACGTCATACAGGCCGCATACTGATTGACCTGATACCAAAAGTATACTCTGGCGAACGAATGGTTCGAATTCTAGGGCCATCCGGAAAAGACCCGTCAACGGTCCAGCTCGGCAGGCCGGTTACGCTTCCCAGCGGTGATGTAAAGGTTTTTGACTTGTCAGCCGGAAAATATGATTTGACAGTCGAAACAGGACCATCATACACAACGCGCAGAGAAGAGGCTGCTAACCAGATGATAGATCTTGTGCGGGCAATCCCGTCCGCTGCTCCGGCTTTAGCTATTCCGCTGGTTAAAAATCTTGATTGGCCTGGATCTGATGAGGTGCTTGAGTCCCTTAAGCAGTTGCAAGGGCAAGACCCTCAAATGCAGCAAGCTCAACAAACAATACAGCAGTTGCAGCAGCAGGTAGCGCAATTGACACAAAAAGCGCAAACAGCACAAATGGATGCATCGATCGACGTTGAAAAGTTAAAGATTGACGCATACAACGCAGAGACTGACAGATTAAAGGTCGTTCAAGTTGGCATGGGGCCTGAGGATGTACAGGCGCTCGTCATGCAGACATTGCAACAACTTTTAACAGCAGGTAATATTATGCCTGGTGCAGGCCCAGGAATGACTCAGCCGATTGCACAAACCATTCCCGCTCAGAATCAAAACGGGATAGCTTTAAGCGGATTGCGGCCACAAGGGCTTCGTCCGGAACTTGCTGCTCTTGTCGCGCAGCATCTACAAAATCCAATACCTATTCCGAATAGATCAAATGACGGTATGATTAACCCGTCACGAATACCACAATCACCAAACAATTAACACCAACCATTAAGGAGTGTAAACATGCCCGATGAATTATTGACCAATCAAGCAGCAGACACAACGGTAACGGATGCTGTAGAAGTCAACAGCGATAACCATGAAATAGAGGGAACAGGAGAAGCTCCTGAACTCGACGAATCCGGAAACCCAATTGAACCAGCAGAAGAGATCGAAGAGGTCGAATGGGAAGACGGGAAGAAATATAGCGTTCCGAAGGCTCTCAAAGGAGCGTTAATGAAGAATGCTGACTATACGCAGAAAACTCAACAGGTCGCAGAGCAGCGCCGCCAAATCGAAGATGCGCAGAAGCAGTTTCAGCAGCAGGTTGAGTTTCAGAAGGCCAATATATCTGATTACGCAAAACTCCAAAGTCTTGATGACCAACTTGGAGTATTTGAAAAGATTGACTGGCAGGCGGCATCTTCTCAGAATCCGGCAGCAACGCAGCGGGCATGGATGCAGTATCAGCAGATCAAAGATCAGCGAACTGCATTAGGACAAACTTTGAGTCAGAAAGAGCAGCAGCAGGCCATCGAAATGCAGCAGAATACTGCTAAGCAGATCGAAGAAGGGCGACTAAAGCTTCAAAAAGAAATCCCTGACTGGTCACCAAAAAAGGCAGAAGAGTTGACGAAATTTGCCAAGGAAAAGTTCGGATTCACCCCTAACGAGTTAGGGCAAGTGAGTGATGTACGATCCATCAAATTGCTCAATATGGCCTATTTAGGGGAGCAGGTTATTCAAAAAGCAAAACAAAGTAAGCAGCCCACCGCAATAGATGTAAAGCCGTCTACCAGCGTTTCCGGAAGAGCTCCGGCAACAGCAAAAAGCGAAGATCGCATGACAGATGCGGAGTGGACTGCCTATAGACAAAAGCAACGACAAAAGAAATAATTTATCATGGCCAATACCATTCTTACCCATCAGATGATCGCCCGCGAAGCGGCTGTCATGCTTAAGGAATCCGTTCCATTCCTGACAAACATTAACAGGGCTCGGGAATCTGACTTTCTTACTCCGATAAACTCTATTAAGAAAGGAACGTCTGTAACGATCAGAGTTCCCGCAGACAATGTCGTGTATTCTGGATCCATATTCGCAGGAGGCGGAAGCGCTCCGGCACAGACAGAGCTTCCTGTCACCCTGACAATCAACACCCAGCTTCATGTTCCTCTTACGTTTACTTCGATTGAGAAGGTGCTGAAGATTGAAGATTATCGTGATAGGTTCATAAAACCAGCTATCAATACGCTTGGAGCATCAGTACACGCAAACTTGCTCAGTCAGGCAATTCCGTTGGTTCCAAACCTTGTTGGCACAGCAGGATCTCTTCCTACGGCGTTCAAGACGTGGGGGTATGCTAGGTCACGCCTTGGAGATGTTCTTGCTCCTTCAAGTGACAGGTACGCTCTGATATCGCACGACTCCAATAACGAGTTGACAGACACAACAAAAACTCTGTTCACTCCAACGAAGGACATTGGAGAGCAGTATCTTGAGGGCTCCCTCGGAAGGTTGCAGGGTTTGGATTTCTTTGAAACTTCGGCATTACCAAGCATCACGAACGGGTCTACGGTATCAGGCGTGACGGTATCAGGAGCATCTCAGACCGGTTCAAACTTGTTGGTAGGAGGTGTTTCTAGCGGGAACACGTGGAATGCCGGACAAGTATTTACCATTGCTGGTGTTTATGCAGTGCACCCACTGACACAGACAACATTGCCTTGGCTCAGGCAGTTTGTTGTAACAGCGAACACCACAGCATCAACAACAACGGTTACACTACCAATCTATCCATCAATTGTAGTCGGTGGCTCTACAAATCCAGGAGCAACGGTAAGTGCATCACCTGCAAACAGTGCAGCCCTGACCTTTGTCGGTTCAGCTTCTACAGCATATCGGCAGAACATTACTTACCAGAAGGATGCGTTCACAGCTGCGTTTATTCCGCTTCCCGTACTTGCATCATGCGAAGGTTACACCTATAACGATGACGGGTTTGCCGTCCGTGTCATGACCTTCGGAGACGGTAAGAATGACCTTGAAAATACAAGGGTTGATGTGCTCTTTGGTTTTGCCGGTGTTCGTCCAATGCATGCGTGCAGGGTGACTGAATAGGTAGTTGTTTCGTTGAACTCCACCGGTTTGTCTGTTAAGCCGGTGGGGTATTTTAAACCTGTAAACAAAGAGAGATGCCGGAATTTCAGGAATACCCAAAGATGATCTGGCCAAATGGGCCGGATGGAGAATACGTTATTGTGAATAACCAAGAAGAGGAACTGGAAATATCTGGTCAGCCTGAAGAGGACATAAACCTAAAAATACCGTCAAACAGGAGAGGAAAGGTATTAAAGGATAATGGATAATGGCTCTTGACACTTACACCAACCTGCAGAGCGCAATTGCTGATTGGCTTAATCGCTCAGACCTGACAAGCCAGATAGTAGACTTCATATCTCTTGCCGAAGGAAAGATGACAATTCTTTTTGCATTAAAAAGCGATGAGAACGAGGCGACGTTATCAACAGTTACAGGATCCAGGTATGTTTCGCTCCCTTGGGATTATGACCTACCAATTGGATTATGGTATACCTTGTGGTCTCCAAGACGTGAAATTCTCTATCGTCCGGTAGAACAGCTCGGATACTCAAATGTATCAACATATCCTTCATTCTGGGGTGTTGATAACGGTAAAATCGCCTTTGACTGCAACGCTAGCGGCGTTTATCAACTTCTTTTCAGGTATAGGTCGCAAAAGAGCCTTTCTGTTTCAAATCAGTCCAACTGGATACTTGATAACTACCCGCAAGTTTACCTCTATGGAGCGCTTGCACAGGCAGCGGTTTTTTTGCCTGGTGAGGATAGATTACAGACATTTCAAGGGCTTTTTGATGAGGCAATGAATTTGGTGCAGACTCACGAAGGCCAACATGACCAAATGGCAATACTAAGAACAGATTATCCGATATCTCGGCGCGGAATCAATACGGCAGCTAACTTTTATTCAGGAGTATGATAGATGGGTGATACCTATACCCCGAATATTTCAATTATCCAACCGCAAGTTGGATCAAGTCAAGACACCTGGGGAACAAAGCTTAATTCTGCGTTTTCAACCATTGATGCAGTTTTCAGCCAGACAGGAACAAGTGTAAGCCTGAATGTTGGATCCGGAAAAACCTTGAACGCTGCAAGCGGAACCGTAAACCTTGGTTCAGGTGGATGGAGTGTTGGAGGAACAACCATAACATCCTCAGCGGCAGAACTTAATATTTTATCAGGGAAATCAAGTCTTTCAGGACTTGCTTTAGCTATTTTGCCTACAATTTATCCTGTTGGAAGCCTTTATTTTAACGCTTCGGTGGGAACAAATCCCGCGACGCTTCTTGGGTTTGGTACTTGGTCAGCCTATGGGACTGGAAGGCTCATCGCGAGTTATAGTTCTGGAAGCTCATATTTTGGGTCTGTTGGCGCAACTGGAGGAAGTACGGATGCCGTGCTTGTAAGCCACCAGCACGGCATAACCAACACAGCCGCAGGAGATCATTACCATACTTACAACTACGTTACATCAGGCGGACAGGTTCAGGGTAATGCCGGAGCAGGTGTTGCCGTGCAGGGATTGAACACAAATACGACAAATACCAGCAATGCCGGTTCGCATACGCATGCTGCGACAAGCGATATTCAAGGAGTATCAGCGGCTGGGGCGAATCTTCCACCTTTTATAACGGTCTATATCTGGCAGAGGACTGCATAAATGGCATTAGTTCCAATAACGCCAACACCAGGTGTTGTTAATGTTGGCACTGCTTACAGTAACAAGGGCCAATGGATTGACAGCAATCTTGTCAGGTGGATAAATAGCAGAGCGCACCCTATTGGGGGATGGACTGTTCTTTTTAACGGGACAATATCTGGTCAGATAATAGGGCTTTACTCTTATCCCATAGGAGAGTTGCCCGTGCTGATAATCGGAACAACATCAAATGTTTACCGATACGACGGAACATTAACCGATATAACGCCATCCGGATTTTCGTCACCAACAACAGGAACACTTACAGCGGTCGGCTATGGTACTGGAATGTATGGAACAGGAAATTATGGCAGCGCAAGAACAACTCCAAGCGCTCTTTTTTCTCCAACAGCCTACGCATATGCTTTCAGTTCCTTCGGTACAACTCTAGTAATGAGCTGTACAAGTGATGGAAATATTTATATCCTTCCATCCGGAGCATCAATTCTTACAAAATGTCCAAATGCGCCAAATGGTGTGTCATGGAGTATCACATCGGACGAAAGATTCCTGTTTGCAATCTGTCCTCTTGGGAATAAAGGGAAGATCCAGTGGTCAGATAGAGAGAATTATACCAACTGGAATGTAACTGCAACGACCTTATCAGGAAGCCTTTCAATTCCTGGCGAAGATGATATCAATAACGCTGTAAACTGGAATGGTAATATTTACATTTTCTCGTCTTCAGCCGTTTACAGGGTAAATTTTGTCGGAGGAACGCTTGTCTATGGCATAAAAACCATTGTAAACAAGTATGATTCTCCATTATCAAACAGATCGGTGGTATGTACCCCAAACTTTCTTTGCTGGTTAAGCAAAACCGGAATCGGCACATGGAACGGTCAGTACATGCAGATAGATAACCCTGTAAATGGGTTCATATCAAACAACATCTATCCAGGCTATGAATCCTATACATTTGGAGGATACCAGGAAAAATATAATGAGGTTTGGTGGTTTTTTTCGAGCACGGCCTCAATCATACCAAACAAATACGTTGTATGGTCAATAACAGACAATCTATGGAGTATTGGAAGTCTTACTCGAGGAGCCTGGAACACATCTTCAGTATTTGATAATGCGATACTTTCAGATGACGCAGGAGTCATTTATGAGCATGAGAATGGCTCACTGAGCGGTTCGAGTGGTATTGGTTCGTTAATCCCGTATTTACAGTCAGCTCCAAATGAAATTTCGGAAGGAGACAATGTCATGATGGTTGACAGGTTAATTCCGGACGAGCTTACAGTTGGAGCGGATATACTGACCTACACGATAAAATACTCCATGTACCCAACAGCACCCATGCAGTCCACACCATCTTATCAGGTAAGTAATGGGAAAATAGATTTAAGAGTAACTGCCAGGCAAATGGCTATTCGTGTTGATGGTGTTACGGATGCTGATTTCAGTATTGGAGTTTTGCGTGCAAATGTTGTTCAGCGAGGGTCACGATGATTCTGCCATATATCCCAAAAGAATACGATCAGTTGACGTTCACAAACGCATTGACAGGGATAAATGATCAGCTTGACAACATCCAAACGTCAATAGATGCCATCAATTCCTCATCTAACTCAACGACAACAACAAGCTCGGTATCGGCAAACGATCCTGTTGTTTTGGGCATTCTGAATCAGATAAACACTCTCGGAACCAGCCTTCAGTCGTTATTTGATTCACTGGCAGCTTATGCAAACAAGTATGGCGCAAGTATTCAGACATGGCAGACTACCCTTCAAACAACATCCGAATCGTTTGCGCGGAAGATTAGTGTTGTTACGGCTGGATTGAATGGAAACACAGCCGGAATAATGGATATACAGTCCGCTCTCGTTGATCTGAGAAGTTCAACTGCGGAACAGATAAATCTTCTACAATCAACGTTTAATCAGAGCGTTTCAACAATAAGCACAACGCTTACTACGCTGGCGACTAATGATTCAGCGATATCCAGTACGGTTACAACTCTATCCGCTCAGGTAAATAATCCAACAACAGGGCTTGCGGCAACAGCAGCCAATGTATCAGCAGAATCAACGGCAAGAGCATCGGCAGATTCAGCGATATCCAGCACAGTCTCAACCCTTTCCGCTTCGGTTATATCTCGGCCAAACCTGTGTCCAGACGTAGATCAATGGATACCTGCCGGTTACGGTATGGCGGTCTCGATAAATGGGTGGGGAAACGTCATGACCTCCAATACGTCGGGAAACGGGACCTTAATGCTGGCATCTACCCCTAATATCCCTTGCTTCGCAACGCAACCATACGTCATTAGTGGCGACAGTTTGCTGTTCACCACCAACCCTGCTGAAGATCATGTGTATTTCGATCTTCAGTTTTATAATGGTTCAGGAACGCTTCTCCTCGACGGGCCTCAGAGCGATCTGTACGGCTATCATAACTTCTCGATGGATAATTCCCATCGAAGCGCCATAGCGATACAGGTAACAGCTCCGTCAGGGTCGAACTATATGGTCGGTAGATTCGTGATGGTTGCGTCAGGAACAATCACGTCTGTTGGGTTTCGAATGCCGAAGATTGAGCAGGGAACACTTCCTGCAACAACCTACAGCCCTGAAGGCCAAATAAACACAAATTCGGCTTCAATTATTAATGAAGCATCTGCAAGGGCAAGCGGGGATTCAGCGATATCCAGTACGGTTACAACTCTATCCGCTCAGGTAAATAATCCAACAACAGGACTACCTAAAACACGAGCTGACTTGTCTACCGAAATCAGCACAAGAGCATCGGCAGATTCAGCGATATCCAGCACAGTCTCTACGTTAAGCACAACCGTTTCAGGGCATACGACAACCCTATCGACATACGGGTCGTCTATAAATGGACTTCAGGCGTTGTATGGCGTAAAGCTTGACGTTAACGGGTATGTGTCTGGGTTTGTCATGAATAATGGCAGCAATTATTCGACGTTCAAGATAAATGCGGACGACTTTGAAATAATAAAACCAGGTGCAACGTCAGCAACCTTTCAGGTTGAAGGCGGTCAAGTGAAGATTAACGGCCAATTACTGATTTCTGGCAGTACTGGAACCACCCAGATATCAACAGGAGCAGTTACAGGGATAGCCTCCGCCTACACAGCGGGAACGCTGTTGAATAGCGATGGCTCTACACTTACTGCTCAAAGCGTTAATTACACAAACGTCACCGGAAATGTTTTAATTCAGTTCTGCTGCACGATTAATGGCACGATTCCTACCGAATTACAGCCTTCCCCGAATCTCTTTATCGTAATAGACTCGACAACTATTTATCAGTGCCCATGCTTATTCACAGTCACAGGGAGCACCATTAATGTAAGCGGACAGCTTACTTTCTCTACTTTACTCCCAGGAGGAGCAAATTCTTTTTACTTAAATATACAGACTACGTGTTCCAACCGATCATTAACAATCATTGAACTAAAGCGATGAATTATATCGTCTACAAGACGGCGACGGGAGAAATCTTAAGGACAGGGCAATGCCCTGGGCCCGTAACGATAACCGCGTATGATGAAAATAAGATGCCATACGAAAAGCTGATAAATGAAGGGCAGCACTCACAGCAAGCTCGTTCCGGAGAAAGCGTTATTGAAGGGATTGCCAATGATGAGAAACAATACATAAAAGACGGTATTGTCACTGATTACACGGCAGATCAACTCATTGCAAAATCCTCTGTACCGTACGGCTATGAGTGGGATATAAAAATCATGTCTGCTGTCAAAAAGCTGTCTGACGATGAAATAGTTAGATACCTCGCAACTCAAGCAAGATCAACAAGAGATAAACTACTATCCGATTGCGAGTGGACACAGACAAATGATCAAGTGCCAGAAACTAAAAAAAAGTGGGTTCCCTATAGGCAAGCATTAAGAGATTTGCCAGCTCAATCCGGATTTCCACTTGAAATTGTATGGCCGGAGAAGCCAGAATGAGCGCATATTATCCGGAAAAGCTTAAGGGTTCGTGGGATTTCGCAAAAGGAATCATAGAGAAGGCTACACAGTATGGCGTCTATTCCATTGAGCAAGTCGAAGAAAAGGTGCTTAATCTGAAATGGTGTTTATGGTGTGGTGAAAAATCCGCAGTAGTCACTGAAGAATGGATAGGCGATTTAGGCAGGTGCGTGACAATAAATTTTGCTGGCGGGGATATATCAGAACTCTTGGTAATGTATGAAAATATTGAACTCGCAGCGCGTTCTGCAGGATGTGTAAAAATTTTCATCTCAGGACGGTCTGGGTGGAAGCGAGTTTTCAGAGACAAGGGGTTTAAGGACGAAAACTTAATAGGAAAAGAATTATGAGCAAAGGCGGAAGTACGACACAAACCCAGCAA